TCTTCTTGCAATTCACTAATTTCAGTCATCTCAGCACGGACGACTTCCGAATCAAAGAAACTCATTACTGTAACACGACCTCCTTCAAAATTTTTTTATATCGGAATACATCGATATTTAGGAATGGAGAATACTTCCTCATCCTCATACTGACGGTTTCCCATACTGGGTCCGTTAGTTTTTTATCATAATCAGTTCGGTAACCAAGAATTTTGTCGCATATTACTAACGTTTCTATTGAGATTTTACCACTTAAATATTTTTTTAACACTAATGGATGGCCGTTAGAAGTCTGGAATGCAGAATCTAAATCAGTATCCACAAGTATTTTTTCCATCTCTTCCTTGAAGACATATGCAAGAGATTGTGTTCTTTTTTTCCATGAAGAATATCTATCCTCACCCTCTCGAATCATTTCTCCTATCCAAAGCTTACTTGGATCAGTGCAGGTGATAAAGTTAGATATAAAGAACTCAATAACTTCTTTATCATTTTTGTTTCTTGATAACTTTTCAAACCAGAATCGATCTTTTCTTTTATAAAAAGATTGTACGGTTGCACGACTTTTACCACAATACTTATGGTAGTCATACTTTTCTTTCGTGAAGTGATTCTTCAGGGAAAGATATTGCTTGTAGGCGTCAAAGGGAACCACTTTTATTACGTCTCCTCTCACGTTGTTTCGCGAGATACTCTGACCGATACGGTTCAGTAGATCTCGCTTCTCGGCGCTTGCGATTAACTTCATCACGGTTCTCATTCAAATAGTCACGGGCCTTCTGTTGAAGACGTTCTTTGTTTTTCTGATACCAAGCAGATTGCTGTTCGGACACAGTAGAATATGGAATGTATGGGTCATATTCCGGCAATTCAAAGTTTTTTAAATCATCCCAGATAGACATTTTCAAAAGGCATCATCAAAAAGTAATATAGTAGTTTTTTGCCGGAAAAATTTTCCGCCTCGAAATGAATTATAGAGGTAATTTTGCTCTAGAACTTCTCTTCAAGAAGTTAAGTTCCATTGCTTCTGCTTTTAGTTTATCTTTGAGAGGTTTAGAAATAAGTTTAGGAACAGATTCTACGTCAATGCTTTGTAGATCACAAAAGTGAACAATCGCATCAATATAGTTCATGCCTTCATTATGTTGCACAAGAGATTCTATTTCTTGTGCAAAACGAGATGGGCAAAAGAACTTACTCTCTAATACTTTTTCTAGTTCATTCTCCATTCTCTGACCTAAGATTGTGAGATACAAATTCTTTAATATACCGAACTAATAACTTAATATAATCCCCTTTGTTCCTTTTGTCAAATACTTTGACATCACCGCCAGGAGTAACCATGATAGTGATAAGTTTTTTGACGGGGATACCAGTCAACTCATAATAAGCAGCAGCATAGAAAGTTTCCTGAACAAAATAGTTCTCTAACCATGCTTCTGGTTTAATTTTTTCGGATGTTTTAAAATCGATGACTGCTAGTTCTCCTTCGTACTCTCCGATGCAGTCAACTCTACCTGCTAAACCAAGATACTCTGAGTACAGAGTCCTTTCTATAGCGTGTATATTATTTATCTTATCCAGATATGGTTTAGCATGATGAAACATAAACTTTGTGAGAGGACGAAAGTCTTCCCAATTTATTTCATTGTTTCTCATATACACTTCAACTGCTTCATGGAAATCAGTTCCACGGGTAGTTGCTTTCTTTGTGATACGATTAGCTTCTTCAATACCAACTCTCTTTCTCCACTTAACAAAGATTTCTCTGTTATAAAATGAAGTTACAGACGTAATAGAAGGCACCCATTCTCCATTAGGAATATTATAGAGACGGATGCCATTGGTTTCTTTTTTGTTTAGTTCAAGATCACCGAGATAATTATGATGAATAAAATTCATTAGAGATTCATTTCCATTTTGGCAAGTAAGTATTCTTTGACAAGACCAGATCTAACAATATCATCTACTCCAAATTCAATGATATCAACTGATGGCATAACGCGCAAGATTTTCATAAAATCAGCAATACCATTTCTTTCCCGGTCTTTAATAAGATCGGATTGAGTTGCATCACCGCAGAACATAATCTTACTATTGTCGCCTACTCTAGTGATTATACTATCAAGTTCATGATAATTCAAGTTTTGAAATTCATCAACAATTATAATAGCATTGTCAAGAGTAGTGCCCCGGATGAATGAAGTGGACCAGAAAGAAATTGTTCCCTGTGCTTTGAGATTACCATACAGCATCTCAAAATCTCCTTCTGTTGGAAGTTCAAACATAAACTTCACCATATTTTTATATGGAATTTGATAGAGAGAAGACTTATCTTCATGGTCTCCTGGTAAGAAACCAATCTCTCTGGTTGCTACAAGAGACCTGACGATGTAGATCTTTTCGTAGGGCGTCTTCATATCAAAGACATCTCTAAGAGCATTGTAGAGGGTGATGAAGGTCTTTCCCGTACCAGCACAACCATAAGCAACTACATTTTGATTGTTTTTATAACATCGGAAAAGTTCCTCTTGATTCTCTGTCAAAGGCTCAATGGGTTTCATCAAGTCTGAGTTAAGTGGTTTCTTTCTTTTCATGTGCTTGTTACTCATTCCAAATGGAACGATAGGAGATTGAGACTTTCTTTTTGCTGACATAAGGTATAAGAAATTAGAGAGATTATCCGTAGTATCGGTTTTTACTTACGTTGGCACCAGGTTGTCTAGATGCTCTATCCAAAACCTCATTCCATCCATTAGATTTAGCTTCACCAGTCCATCTAAATTCTGTGGATTGTCCTGCACATCCTTCTGACCAGTCTTTATCCCACCCTGGATTCTCTTCTTTCCATTCGGAGTATGCCTTCATAGACATACTGAGTGTCTTCTTCTCTTTTGTTTCTAAATTAATAACGGGGTATGTTGGCATAACATTCAATTGTTGGTGTAAATATTTAGATCCATTCTGAAGATCTTTCAGAGAGTTTTTTTATGTGTTCAGAAAATTTATTTAAAGATAAATTCATTTTCATAGTATTGCATATATGACAGCAAGATACTGAATTGTTAGGAATATATCCAACACTATTATCTTGTCTGTCTATCCCCCAATGCGAGAATGAAATACCAACATTACTTTCTCTTAAAATTGGAGGTTCTCCACAATAATAACAAGGTTTTGTAACAATGTCAAAGTGTTCTTTTTTTGTTAAAGACCATTCTTTTCCTCTGTGTTTAGCAGATCTTTTACAATCACCATAAATTTTATTGTGGTAAGAATCTATTGTTTTTTGTTTTCTTCCAATTTCCTTAGCTCTATCAGATCTAAGACAACCACAACTTTTACTTGTTCCTCTTGTTAGATAATCACCTCTAACTAATTTTTCTACTCCACATTTACATTTACATAGAAAACACCTAACAGGACGATTACTTGTTCCAAAATATTGAGTTGTGGGGGAAGAATTTATAACTTCCCACCTATTAAATTTTTGTCCCTCATTAAGTGTTATTGCTTTCATAGATATAACATACACTATATCTATTTATACATTCACTACATTACAATACCCAGTCCACATCTAAACCTCCAAGTGCTTCGGCGCAAGTTGGAAACTGCTCTACAAAGATTTTTTTACATTCTTTGGCAATGTCCATATGTTCTTTTTGAGTTCCTGATTTTTCTCGGAGTGCAATATAATGGATCCATGACCGAACTGAGCCCGTCATGTAAATTTTTGTGGGACATGCCAAAGGAAGCACAAAACGAGCACACTCCTTTGCGATTCCCTCATCAAGCATTCTCTGATAAAGATCCATTGCTTGTGAAAAATGTTGTTGCATTAACATTTCAAACTCTTGACGGATAAACGGGTCAATATTATCAATAGAATTCTGACGATTCTTGGTGTCTTGTCTGCGTAGTTCAGGTAGAGGGATCTCCTCCGCGAGTAAGGAAGAATCAGCATAGCGTTGTGAAAATTCTTGATATGTGAATGACCTGTGACGAAGCACTTGAGCTGCGATTCCTCTGGTAGTGTTCAACTCCAGAGTCATATATGCCTGCTCAAAGATACTCCAATGCTGGTGTTTCACACAATACTTCAACAATCCAGAGAACTTTTCATTCTCTTGGTTGTTAGGGTTTGATACACGGGCACAATATGCCATGTGCTTCTCAGCATCAGGTGTTACGCTGATTAGTTTTACGTTGTTCTCGTTCATCAAGTGTCTCGTTAATAATGTCTTTTAGTTCTTGTCTTTCTAAATCAGTAAAGACATTTCGTTTTGGTATTACCAGTGGTGGATATGATTTCCTTGATGGTGGTTTACCACTACCAGGAACACTCATTCCTTGTGTATCTATCTTATCCATCGTCATCCTCAAAAACTTCGTCATAATCTAATATGTAGTTGGCAGAAGAATCATCAAAATTTTCCTGCTTAGTTGTGTATGAATCAGTATCAGAATACACTTCAGACTCAAGAGCATCAACCAGCAGTTTTAGATTCCTTACTATCAGTTTTAGTTTATCTCTTTCCATAAAAAATGGGAGGTTTCCCTCCCATCTTAACACTATTCAATCGGTTTGACAATCACTTGGTGTAAGTGCGTCCACGATAACAGAATGTACCGTGAGACTCTTTGTTTTCTACACAACGAGTAGAATACTCAACACCACGATATGAGGTGTGATTAATCTGTGCGTCGTGAAGAGCAGATGCTTTGTTGATCTGCTTGCGAATGAGATTAAGTGTGTTCATTGTGTTACTCCTAAAGAAATGGGTTTGTTAAAACGCCGTTCCTTCAGTCGTGTGCGTCCCAGATACACTCAGGTACAGATTCCTTTACGGTCTCTATCAACTCTACCTTAAAAGCATCAGAGATTTTCTCATTTGCTTTCATCTTCAGCATGATTGTATCAGCTTGTTGGCAGGTGAGTGATGAATATAATAAAAATTCAATCATGGGATCAACGCTCCGTTGCGCGACTTACTTGCGTCCGATCTCTCGGATGAACGATAGGTCTATTATAGACCTCATATTCTATTTAGTCAAGTGTCTTCTTATCAACACGAACATATGTAATTATGTTTATTCAAATAATTCAAAGTCTCCTTAAGACCACCACGATGTTTTAGTCCAATAGCAATCTGTGGATACTCTGCATTACCACCAAACTCTGCATGGAACTGTTTATCTGTAAAGTCTTCATCCAAAAAGTATTCATGGAAATCTTCGTGAATACTTTTCAGGAGCATACCAGCCCTTTCACACTCTTGACTACCGTTACTGTAAATTACTGCTTGCATTTTCGTATACTTCCTCAAATGGAAATGAACTTTTTACATCTTGTACTGGATTGGGAGATGACTTATGAACATGATGATACCGAACACATTCAAATTGTTTATCCCATGATACGACGCAAATATAATCAATCCCTCTGACGCCAGTCATCAGGTTTGTCTTGGTGAAACCAACTCTTAATGTCGTCAGCATCAGTAAATCCCTTCTTATGATTGGATGGGTCGGGATCTCCTAACCCCATCCGATTAAGAAAATCATCTGTACTACCCTCTTCAATTTGCTGAGAAGATTGTCTTCGTGCTTTTTGTAACCAATCACGAGCAGTAGTATGACTCTTTGCCAATTTCTCTGCCCAGATCATATCAGGTAAAGATACATCCTCGCAAAGAACTATCTTTTTACAGATTGCTTCAAGTCGCAATCTGTATTTAGTGGAAAGCATATGGATTTGCCTGCTGGTGTATTTATTTTAGGGGATTTCCGTGCCTATCAACTAATCCAAGTTTTTTAATGTGTGATAGATTAGATCTTGTACTCTTTTTCATCTTTTTATATTCTTTTATGATTTTATCAATCTCTTTTTGAGAGACTTTGACTTTTAATTCATCTGAATCATCACTAGAAAAAAATCCAAGACCTGTTTTTTTTGTTTCTTCTATTGAATCAACATAATCATTGATATCTTCTTGGATTTCTTCACGGATCAGAGAGTTAATTTGTTCCCTAAGATCTTCTTCATTCATTTTCTTTTCTTTTCTTTCTTTGGTTTTTGTCCCCAGAGTTTTGGATTCATTGCACCATATCCAAAGTCAATTTTTTGAACAGCACCTTTGCCATACTTATCATAGTACATATCAAATAATTTAACGACCTTACTACATCTTGTAAGGTCAATATATTCTTTACCATCAACTACGTACCAAACTAATCTAGCATCATTTGGAAAAGATTTATCGTCTGCTGCTTCGAGAGTAGTTTTTTCAAGGAGAATTTGGCAACTATAATCCGAAGGATTTACCTCAGTAACATCTGGTCCAAATTCTGTCATTTCCTTTTCCTGATCTATTGCTACTGTCATCCGCGACCTCCCCATTGGATATCTGGATACGCTGTTTCAACAATGTCTTTAGTTATCTTATATTTAGTTTGCAAAACTTTATCTTTGACTAAACAAAGAACCTGAGATTCCTTTGGGTGAAGTCCCCTCAGTAGGTTGATAAACATCATTTCTCTACGAGTCTTAGTTAGAGAATCGTTACCGCCTTTTATATAATGATAAAGATTTTGCCATTCTCTACGGAGAGAAGTTTTACCTCTTCCGTCCAGATCCTGGCCAGTGGCAGACTCCATGTCTCCCCTCATTTCTTTTTCTAAATTATCAGATAGAGTTCCACTATAAACGGTCTGATCTCCAATGTCTCCATATGGAACTTCTCCTTCAGGAACCATTGAGATAACAGTATCATCAAAGTTCCAGATAAAGATTGCCTTAAGAGCATTATGCTCATACTCTTTCAGAACTTCTACTTTTTTCGCTTTAGATCTTTGCTTACTCGTGAGTTCTAGAACCTCAAATATAAACGGGTTTTGTGGAAGAACTTCTTTCTTAGTCGTCTTCGTGGTCTTCGTCGGGCTCATAATCGTTTTCAAATCGTACTGCTAAAATTTCATCAGGTAATACATTTCCGTTTTCATCAAACATCTCTGGATGCATATAAACGGGTTGAGTTTGGTATACGTGATCCTTTGCTAACCATCCTACCACACCTCCTACAAAAAAGAACATAATTGAAACTAATGTTCCTATGGTCAAGGTTACTGCTAACATCTTCTGTGCCTCCAGAGACTATTTCTTTCTAATGTCCAGATAGAAGTTTAAATGAAATACAATCTCTCTACGTAAGAGAGATATCATCTTACCAAACTTTACCTGAAAAGTTTTTGGTGGTTCTGGTTTACTCCTCCTATTACGCAATAGTAACTCAACCCCACGGTTAATGTGGGTTTCGTCATTATTTAGATTGCTTTTTCCTTCGTCCAGGTTTTCGGTCACGGCTGTACCTCCAGGCATCTTCTAAGATACCATACAAATAAATTTTAATTTTTCTTGCTTGAGGTTTAGGAATGTGACCATAACCTTCGCGAAGTTGTTTGTGTTCATTGTCAACACCACCTTTAATATACTCATCAAGGTCAAGTGTAAGATCGCTGATTTCTGCAGCTGTGGTGCTCTTAATAAATGAATCAATTTCGTGCTTTTTAGTTTTACTTTCTCTAAGATAATTGTAAAACTTTAAATTCATTTGACCCTCAAAGGCATTATCAATAGCGTGTTCAACAAGATCGTAGATGTCTATGAGGTTGTGTTCCATTAAACTAATTTTTGCTCCCGCAGATACTGTACAGTTTCAGTGCAACCACCAATAAGTGTATCGTCTTTCACAACTCTTGGAAAGGTTGAACCATTTCCAAACTTATCATAAAACTCTTCACGAGTGTAATCCCTGTTAAGTTTATATATGACATAGTTGAGTTCTGCTAACTGTAACACCTGTTCTACTTTGGTGCAATATGGGCAACCATCCTTTGAATATACTGTAAATGTCATTGTTGTACCTGTTTCCAATCGTTATCAAAAATTTCCAGACCCTTATCTGTGAGAATGTGATCATACATTTGATCAAATACCTTAGGTGGCATAGTGCAAATCTCAGCACCATTATACCACGAACGGATAGCACGTTGTACACTACGAATAGATGCTGATAGAACTTGAGTCCTAATACCATGAATACGATATAACTCAGAGATAGACCTGACAACCTCTAGACCTGCCACTGATTGGTCATCTAAGCGTCCTACAAAAGGAGAAACATATGTTGCCCCTGCCTTTGCTGCTAAGACTGCTTGAGCGGCACAGAAGATGAGTGTGACGTTAACCTTAATACCTTGCTCAGACAATCTCTTACAAACAATCAGACCTTCACGAGTACAAGGAACTTTGATAGTAGCCACATCGCCAAACTTTTCGTATAGACGAATACCTTCAACATACATCGCTAGGTCAGATCCTACGACCTCCATGCTGATATCTTTTACCCCAATGTCCTTAATCTTTTGGTAGACATCTTCCGGGTTTTTGCCACTTTTCATAATAAGAGTAGGATTAGTTGTAACACCGTCAACTAATCCTGTTGAAAAATATTTTTCAATTACATCGGTGTCTGCTGTATCTAAAAAGATTTTCATGTATGGACGAAATACTACGTCCATTATATATCATTTGTCTTTTTTGTAAAGGTTCTCAAGTTTTTCTCTTGAGAAATCAACATACAGCAATTCTTCTCCCGGTTCAGGTGCTTCAGGATGACGTGGTTTGGGTGTATTCATCTCTACTTTAATAGATTGAATGTTAGCCCACATCATAGCAAATGCAGCACCACCAATGGCAGCAAAGCATACAAAGTATAGCAAGAGTTCAAAGTTATTCATAATTAATTACCTTTGTTCGATCCAGTTCAATACGGCAAGTGCCTTTTTATTTGTATTAGGTGCTGCACAAGCAAGAGTGTATATATCACTGATCGTTCCAATACCAGATCTTCCAAGTTGCAATGCTGCTTTATCATCAACATCAACCAGAGAGGCACCACCAGCAATCGTAAATCCTGAGAGAAGTGCTTGACCTCCAGTGAGTGCAGTTGCTGTAGTATCATATTGCATAAAGGAGTTTGGATCTGGATGATCTGTCCAACTCGCACCAGTCAAAGTTGAGTTCTCGTAAAGTCTCCAATAAACATTCGTGTTATCGTTCGTTACTGCCTGTAGAGATCTCAGTAACATAACTGCCTTAAGTGCAGATGCCTTAAGACGCAAACTGATGATTGGATAGAAAGTGTTTGCGAGAGGCATCGTTTTTCCAGTGATGGCATCTGAGACACTCAACAAAGTACCAAGTTTTTCTGGTTCACCTTCTTGGATCAGAGAGTTAGATCCCTGATAAAGATAGTGAGTTCCAGCAACACCAGTTACATTCTCAATCTCACAACGAATTGGAAGGAATGGACTTCTACACCAAACTCAATCATTGACATTTGAGTTCTCAAATTCATGGCTAACAATAGTCTCATTTTTAATTAACCAATTAAATGTTACACCACCTGCACCATACCATTCATAGTTAATGGAAATCATCTGCTGTTTTGTAGCATCAGCAGTTACACCAGTGTATCCATTACCATCAAACTTTTCACCATTCCAGTTTTCTCTGGTTACTCTTGTTTCTGTGGTGATACCAGTTGCACTGCTGCGAATTACATAAGAATATGTTCCTCCATCATCCTCAAAGTAAGCACCATCATTATCATCAAACAATCCAAATCTTCTGCGAATACCGACTTGTGGTGCCTCTAGACGAATTGCAAATGCGAGAGTTGCTGGTCTACCAGGAATGTATCTCATTACCTGTTTAGTCTGCCTGACAACCTCACTACCAGCAGTAGAACCAACTTCCATAACCACATTACTGGAATTGGCATTATGAGTAGCAGTTCCAACACCAGTGACTCTCTCATCCCAAACATCAGTCTCCTTACCATACTGGAAGGTATTGAAGAAAACTGTTTGGAAAGGAGCAACTTTAAGTCTATTACTATCGGAAAAATTAGGTCTCCAATCTGTCTGGTTTCCCCAATGATCTGCAATATTATTTACCTCAAAGAGACTTCTCTCTTGATTTAGAAAGTCTTGAGTAGTCTTATTCCACTGAGCCATAATCAGTCAACCCATTCTAGTTTTGAAGGATGATATCTCCTTGCGTTTTTAATATTAAAGTTCTTTTCTTCTACTGGATAAATGTTATGAACCATTGCACCAGGATATTCACTCTGAAGTTTTTCAGCCAATTCCTGCTTTGATGGTAATCCAGTCTTTGTTACCATCTCAATTCTATATATGTTATTTTGCCAAGTGATATCAGCAACATAACTCTCACCAACTTCCTCTTGAGATTGTTGGTCTTGAGAGTTGATGTATAGGTTTCCGTTGAAGTCGCCAGAGATATTGACTGACTCTGACATGAATTGTTTAAAATTTTTCATTATACCAATTGCATCAGATAATCTTTTAACTATTTATCTGAAGTGGTATTATAGTATATAATAAAAAACCACCCTAGTCAAGCAGAGGTGGACAGTTCCTAGATTGGTTTCATTGGATTGCAAACGCAGCTTGTGAATAGTAATAATTAAACACAGCATGTCCTTTACACTTTACAAGTGACATATTATCAATGCGTTCTTCAAGAGTATGATGTGATGGTGGATTACTATTAGGATCAGAAAAATATCTATAGAAAGAACTACCACTAGGAGGCATTTCTCTTTTCAATTGTTTTTTTAGTTCCATCATTGCATAAGCATTTTTATAGTTTTCTAATGCTTGATAAAAATTTTGCATGGTCAAGAATTTGTCCTCAAACTGGCATAATCAAAAACTTTCTGAGGAATATTAATTCCTAATGATTCTTCAAATCCTTTGAATCCTGGAGCAGAATTTGCTTCACAGATTCTATATCC